ACATCGTTCTCGGAGAGCTTTCCGAAGCAGGGTACGATGCAGAATGGTCAATTATATCTGCAAGTTCACTGGGAGCCGCCCACAGGCGTTCAAGGTGGTGGTGCGTTGCCTACCCCAACGGCTTCAGATGTGGAGGGGGGAGTAGCAAAGGATGTTCAGTACAAGAACGGGCATTTCTTTCGGGAGAACAAAAAAGGAGTGAGATGGGGAGTAAAACTGAGAGATGCTCTTCATTCTCTTCCGACTCCGACAGCGAGGGATTACAAAGGAAGATCCTCAGAAAAATGGAATCAGGAATATGGTCAGCGGAACATACCAGACGTCTTGACCCAAACTGGAGACAGTATGTCAGTAAGCCCATACTTCCTAGAGGAAGTTATGGGTTATCCTATAGGGTGGACAGAACTAAAGCCCTAGGTAATAGTATTGTCCCGGCTGTAGCTGCAATCCCATTACAACGTGTACATGATCTTTATTACAAATAACAAATGCACAAAAACAACTTCCCACATAATCCATACATAGGTATGATTTATTACAATGGGTTTACTGAAAAAACTTATGAATTTCAGGAATATCCTAAAATAAATTCAGATCAAACCGTTTTAACAATGAAACCACGGTGGGTTGATATAACATGGGAATTGATATGAAAAGAGATGAAACTCCTTCTGGTTTTAAACTAAGAAAACTAAAGGAAATCAGACGTAAAAACTTAGAACGTAACCTTTTAGACATCGAGTTAAAAGGTTATGATCATTATATTTTTATTAATGAAAGGAACAAAGCTCAAGTAATTACTAACCAAAGAGGATGGGTTAGTGAACACATTAGAACTGCAATTCTTAAATTTAATTATGAAATTGACAAGATTACAAAATTGAAAGTAAAGGATTTTACTGAAAAAGAAGTTAAGGAATATGAAAAAACTTTTTTAGACGACTAACTCTTCTTGTTCCTCTCATTTTTTTAGTTAATAGGTTTGCTTCAAGTTCAATTAACCTATTTAATATGCTTGCAAGAAATACATCTTGTTTCATTTGATGCCTTATAAGATGTGTGCAATATCTTTTAATACTGTCCACATCATTACTTGCCATGATCTCACGACAACGAAGTTCAACGGAAAGTTCTAACTCTGCTGGTGGATCATCTATTTCTATATTGAGAAATTTTTTAATAGTCATTTTACTGGAAATAACTTTTCTTCAATCATCTTGACGATTGCATCATCAACATCATTATCAGATTTAGCTGCTAAGTCTTTTAAAAGAGACAAACAAGCTTTACGAAGACTTTCACTCCTACCAAATTTAATGATCAGATTGACTAAGAATTTAGACATAAGTTTGTGTGTTCTTTTCCAAACATACCAAACATTAACGATTTTGACCTTCTATTCTGCTGACTATTTTTTCTAATTGATTAATTCGATTAAATATTTCTCTAATATCTCTTTCTCTTCGATTACTTACGTTAGATAAGACCATAAGAAAAGCGGTAGCCGCTGCCCCTATTAACGCTGCATATACCTCTGGCATTGATTTAAGCTATATTTATGTATAGTATGACTAATAAATCCCAGTTATGACAGAAGAAGTCAAAAAAGGCCCTCTACAAAAACTGAAAGAGAGCATCAATGACAAAGAAGAACAGTTAGCTTTTATCTCAGTTGTAGTCAGACTTGTTGTTGTTGCTTGGAGTGGATTCATTGTGAGCCTCAACTACATTTCAATCCCAGGATATAGCAACGAACCAAAAGACATCACGTTTCCCGCTTCACTTCTAACGGGAGCACTTGCCAGTTTCGGTTTAGAGGGAGCTAAGAAGAGAGGTGATGGAACATACAAGCCAGAAGATAAACCACTAAGCAAGAAAGAAGTAGAAGCGTTATTAGCTACACAGTCAGGAGGTTATCAAACAATTAGAATAGAAACACCCATCAAAATACTTGGTGCGGAAGTAATAGACAAAAAACAAAAATCATGAAAAAGTTTCTTCCTTTACTATTCATCGCATCTAGTGTTCCTTGCTATGCCGATGTAACCTCCAGCATAATGACCAGCGTATCAATTCAAGTAAATGCCGCTGGAAGTAATGTAGAAAGACTTGGCGGATCTTACTCTGTTACAGGTACTAACGTAGGTACTTCTAATACTGGAGATCAGCTAGGTGGTTTCGATGTAAACGCCACAACTGGTGCAGTTACTTTTGATGCAGGGCAATATTCTATAAATGAAAATGCAACAAACTGGTCTTTGACTGAATCACTATTACAACCAGACGCAATGCAATCAGGTGATTTAGCTGTAGGCGAAGTTAATAATTTTGGTAGTGTTGTATCAACTGAGGCTGGATCAGGAACAGGTTTTGATGTTGATATTACTTCTGCTCATACAATAGAGAACTTAGATGCTGGAGGTTCTGGTTCTGTTACTACTGGTCAGTTCGTAACTACGGTAACTACCAAATGATAAATGAAAAAACTTTTACTGCTACTGCTCCTATATGCTATACCAGTTAAATCGCAACCTATTGTTCCTTCTTTTACAACGGGAACGACCTCAAGCACCACAAATACAACTACTTCGATTACAGAAACAATCACCTCTACAGATTTTTCATCAGGCTATGAATATACCGTTACAGGTGTTGGAGTATCTATGGGGGAGGCTGACAGTATATCTCCAGGTTCATTGTCAATTAATGAAACTCTAAACGGACAAACACATACATGGACAGGACTAGATTTAAACAGCAAACCAGATTGGACAGTATCAGACGGAGATGCATTTCAATTTACAGAAACATACGTTGCACCTGGCTTGCAAAACATAACAGTAATTCAAAGGAACATAGAGTCAGAAAGCGTTATTACCACTACCTCTGTATTCTCCCAATAGCTTTTACACCTTTAGAAGTATTTGCTAATGCTGTAAGTCAATCAAATAATGGGTCGGTAACGAATCAAGCCATACAGGTGCTTAATGGCAATATGGCTACTCAGCAATATGGAAATAGTATTGTATGTCAAGGATCAACTTTAACTTTTAGCCCTTTTATAACTTTTGGTTCTAATTACAGAAAACCATTTGACCATTATTACGAGACACCTTTTTACGATCCAACAGATGCTAATGATGATGGTGTACCAGATAACCCAGGAGATATTCTTTTTTATCAACAAAACTATAGTGGTACTAACAAAGATAGCTTTGCAATTAATACAGGATTTAGTCTAAGTTTTACTATCCCATTAGGAGGAACAGATTTATGCGAAGAAGCGGCTACAACTCAGGTGTTATTACAACAGCAGATACTGGAAAATAAAAGATTAGATTGGCAGATTGCAAGAATTAGAGAATGTGGAAAGTTATTACAGATGGGTATTGTAGTAGCAGAGGATAGTATTTATGCAAACCTTTGTGCAGATATAAGTTTAGAGCCGATACCTAATCAAGTCGTACCGCATACTCACGTCATAGAATAACTAAGCAAGGGATAATAGAAGGGCAGTGATTCGTGGCAGACGGAGTGCTTCCAAATATGCCGTACTCTCCTTGCTAGGTAAGCAAAGGCTCTTTCCAACTAGGGAGTGTTAGCTGTGGTTAGAACTTCCTTTGCTTGATTAGTAAAAGGTGGTATTTCAAATAAGAACGACCTTGCCTATTGAGTGTTAGCTGTGAGCATTAAGAGAGAGCCTAGAACCTCTCAAGGAGTCAAATCCTTTTACTAATATCTATTCTACCTTATCTTTCTTCTTTGTCAGCTTCTTAATTAAGTTCTTTACTATTGGTTTCACTAAGTTCAAAATAATAGGAGTAGTCGCAGCCACAGTAGCGATAATAGCAGTAGAGACAACCACGCTAGGCGTTGGAATATATTGGTCGATGAACGGCACGTCTTCATAAAGGGTTACACATTCAATTAAATCATCGCCTCTTTTATGCCCAATAACACGTTCCAGACGCTTTTCGTTACGAAAATCGCCAATTCTTTGGTCATTTGGCCCTGGACATGGTTCTAACTGTATGATTTCCTCTTCTTCGGGTATATCAGGTATTTCAGGTGTTACTGCATCTGGAGGGTCAGGAGTGCTTATAGGTTCTGGTTCACTTTCTTCTACTATTTCTAATGTTTTAGGGTTGTATTCAATAGGAGTATAAGATGGTATCTGACCTTCTGGACAACTCCAATATGAGCCATTTGGATCGTCAAATATAATTTGTGTGTTCTTTATACTTGCATCTCTATGACTTAATACACATCCAGGTAGATCAAGACTAGGTAATGGTATATGTAAACTAGAAGAAGTCGTAGGAATATAAGTTTCTATATTAATAGGTTGCATCTCTGGTATAACAATTTGAGATACTTCTGGTATTACAATCCTACGAATTGACATTCATTTATTTCTGATCATCAAGAAACTGTATTGATGGGCCTGTTGTATCAGGTAGTGCGTTATCTAACATCTTAGGCATTAGTTGTTGTACACTCTCTAATACTTGATTCATCATTTTGTTTTTAAACTGTTCTGATGTTACATATTTATATCCAAAATACCCTCCACCAACAACAGAAGTTACCATTAGGAATGAGAGAATACTCAAAACATTAGCAATTTTTTGAAACATGATAAAGTTTGCAATTTTAAGAGCCATGTCTGTTATGACATTGGCTACATTACTGTTAATTATAGGTCTATCTCCTCTTTACGTCACGATGGGTGTAATTCACCGTCAAATGCTTGAAAAGAAAGGTTAAGTTTTAGCTTGTTTTGCGTCTGAAGGTTTAATCTCCTGCTCTTGATTTTTTGTAGATAATAATTGTGCTTGTGCATCTTTTACACCTATGATTGCACCTTGATACCTGTCTTCATTTTTACAAGCAATCTCATAAGCACGTTTAGCTTCTTCTTTTTGAGTTTGAATATTAATAAGCTGTTGTTCGTATTGCTTGATTAAATCATCTAAAGGGTTGGTCATTAGTCTGCCTCCTCTACTGTGTTACCTTTTGCTATCCACTCAAGAATAGCCTTATAATCTCTATTTTGATTATCAATAGGTACAACTAATTCTTCCCCATCAATAGTTGCATAAATACGATCTTCTTTATTAGAAAGTTCATTTTTAGCGTATTTTGCTTTAGTAATATTCATAATTTAAAGCTCCGCATCAAATTTAAACCATGCCGCATTTATTGTTGAATGTGCAGGGTATTGATAAAAAGTTCGTCTATTAGTAGAACTATTAGTATTATCCCACATATAAGCCATACCACCACCACTGCCACCATCGTAAGCACCTAATGAAATAGTAGGTAACGCCCTCATCTCAACATTAAGAACAATAGTATTATAATATCTGTAAGAATTAGAGTCAGCTAAAACTATTCCATCTGTATTGTAATATCTCTGGCATAAAATCTCTTCCTGTGCATAGGTGCGATGCTCAAAATCAGTCGCATGATCTCCCACTTCAAGCTGAATTCCTGTAATTTCTAAGGTTGCATCATTTGTTGTGTACCATGTTGTAGTTGATACTGGTGTTCTTGTTCCACTTGCGTATGCTGCCCAAGCATTTTCTGTTACCCCTGCATCTGTGTAATCAGTTCCAATATACGGCCAAAGATATAGTTGAAGCCCACTTCCATTGTCATTATCAAAAGTTAAATTAGAATTTCCAGGAATTGTTTTTGTTATTTTTGTCCATGTATCAGCAGTTAAACTACCAGTTGAATATGGATATATCTGTGATGTTCCGTCAACACTTCGCAAATATCCTTTAAAATCTTGAGCAACACTTGATTTTACCCAAAATGATAATGTTATATAACTTGAACTAGATGTATAATTCCAACCACTGTTTGCAATATCTTGTGCTTCCATTTGATGTTCAATATAAACTGTGTCAGTAGCACCAGCACCACTTGTTTGATTTCCATTAGTTAATTTCAATGCTTTACGAAATCCTAATGTATAAGGTGTAGTTCCACTTGCAACATCAACTTGTGCAAATGTTGGGCCTTCATCAGTTCCAGTAGAGCCATTATAGAATCTATCGACAGTTTTATACCCAGTAGATGTAGATGACGTGCCGCGTTGAGCCACTTGCATAGCTCCATTTATGTTGATGCGTCTATTACTTAGGTTATTAGTAATTTTAGCAGTGCAAGTACCGTCATTAGCAAGGGTTACAGCATCCCCTGATGCTCCTGTGTGCCTAATACTGTTAACAATTAATCTACTGCTCATGGCTTGGGATTAGCGTCTTTAACTGCTTTGATGTGGGTTGCCCACGTTCCAGTTGTATCAAGTTTACCTGCAAGCATATCTTTGTACAACATATCTAACTGATCTCCTAAAGAAGCATAGACAGTAGAACCATTAATTGTTCTATCAGTTTTGTACTTAACAGCAGCCGCTTCGTTATCCAAAGCTTTTCTTGCTGTATTTATTTTGGATTGGACAAGAGTTACAGATTTACCATCTTTGTCGAACGCTCCAGCAGAGTCATCAATAGTAACGACTGTACCTGCGTATGCTTTGTAAATAGCTTCGTGATCGAGTGCCATAGTGTTTTACTTTTAATTATAGAAGATAGCCATTATCCTGCTACCTCCGATAATGTAATCGTACTTATTGTTCTTGGTACATAAGTATAACTTGATGTATCGTTATCTCCTCTATTGATATAAATAGTCCGAGTAGATCCAGAATCGTGAGCCACACTAAAACCGTAGGTTACTACTGAAGTTGTACTAGGAGAATCTAAATAACGTAAGTTTAAAGTTTTTAAACTATAACCACTTGCACCAGCAAAATCAGTAACAGTACATCTATATCTACTATCTGCTGTATCACCTAAAGCATCACCAATAGCGGCAAATGATCCAGAAGCTATTTTTCTCCGTAGCCTAGCTAATATTAAGGTACTATTAACACTAATAGAAATAGATAAATTCATTTCTACTAATATTTTGTTACTTGTAGAACTTGGTGTTATAGCTTGTGTTAAACCACTAACGCTTTCAAACCCTGTTAATTCAGCGGCGATTCCGCCTGAAACTGATGCAGTATCTTTCTTAACACTTTGAACAACTTGAATAATATTCCCTGCCTTTGGGTTTGTTGTTGTCAGTACCGTTCCATCAGCAGTTGTAGGTAACGTAATAACACGATCATCACCTGTTGAAGAAGGTGCTTGAAAACTTACTGAACCACCACCTGATGCTGCGTTTAGCTTTATCTTTCCTGTCATGCGGCTACCTCCATGACGATAATTTTTGAACTGGTTCTAGTATCAACAGTCCTATCAGGGTCAGAGGAGTTAGTAGAATTACTATTTAGATAACCAGTTCCCTCAGTAACTCTCATTTGCATTTTATAAGTGTGAGTACCTGCACCTGGTGAATCAAGTTCTATTGCACAATGCTTTTCTGTAATATACTGACCCGCATAACTATTATTATGATAAAAAGAATGGATACCTAAATCTCTGCTACCAGCAGTATTTCCAGCACAAATAACTGTTGTTGTACTACTAGTAGTTCGTGTCAACCTTGCTAAAACATAACCTTCAGTATTAGACAAGGTATAGTCACATATTAAATAAACTTTATTACTTCCTGTCGTTGTTATAGCTACAGACATGCCTGTAGCATCAATATAAGAAGTCGATGTTGTAGAAAAAAGATCCCCTGTACCGCCTTTTACGATTTGTAAAATAGCTCCAGCACCTCTTTTTGCGGCAGTTACAGCACCAGAAGCCAACATATCGGTATCAACAATACCATCAGGCAAGCCACCTACTGCAATCCCTGTTACTACCCCTGTATTTCCGTTAATTGATACTGGCATTTAAACCACCGTAAATGTTGAACCAGAAGGTACAGTTAAAGTATAAGTCCCCATAGAAAAAGGGCCAGCTACCATACCATTTTTGTTAGTACCAACTGTAATATTTTCTCCTGCTGTTGCAGGATTTTGAAAAATAGTATCTGTTTCTCCTCCAGCAGAAATAGCATTAGTGGATGCGGCAGTTATTCTACCCTGTGCATCAACTGTTATAGCTGGAATAGCAGTAGCCGATCCATAACTACCTGCACTAACAGCAGTATCAGCAAGTCCAGCAGCTTGTGCTTTGGTTAGTCCCATTAATCAGCCTCCTCTGGTGTGTTACCTTTTGATACCCATTCTAGGTACTCTTGGTAATCTGTGTTTGCTTCGTCAAATGGGATTTGAGCCTTATCTGATAGACGCAATATAACCCCTCTTTCTTTATTTGTTATAGGGTCTTTTGGTAAATGTTTGTAGCTCATAATTCTGCACTTGCTGTAAAATTGTATTGTATTAAAACCGTAGAACTACTTCCAGTTTGACCACTAAAAGCAAGATTTCTAGGAGTAGAATTACCTTCTAAGCTTAAAGCACAAACACCCCAACTACCATCATAGTGATTAAAACGATTATCAGTTGAGTTGGTTACACCACTAAGTGTATATGTAACAACGGTTGGTGTTGATCTCATTTCAACAGGAAGGTAATGACAAAGACCAGCCATATAATCACTTGCATAAGGCTTGATATATTGATAAACACCTTTTCCTATACCATGAGCAGGAGTTGTTCCTTGTTCAAAACTTTTTTGATAATACCTCTGGCATAAAAGAAGTTCTTGAGCAAATGACCTATGCTCAAAATCTGTTGCCACGCTTCCACTCTCAACTTGTAAACCACATAGATTTACATAATTAGCTGTATTATCTGCTAACGCAATAGTTGTACTAGCTGCTCTGTTTGCAGATGTTAAAGTTTCCCAGGCACTTGTTGGACTAGTTCCACCTTTATAAGTTGAACCAGCATCTAACCAAAATACAAGAGTTAATCTTTGTGCATTATCAGAAGTAATAGCTTGTGCAGTATCTCCAGAAAAAGTAACTGATTTATATTCCCATGTATCTGCGGAACTTATTGTTATGACTTTACTTAGTGATTTATTAGCTGCTCCGTTAGCAAGTAAATTTAAATTAAAAGTACCTGTTTTCTTACATTTTATCCAAAAACTTACTGTTAAAGCTTTGGCATCAGAAGTTCCCCATTGCAACATTTGTAAATCTTGGCCTTCAAATATATATCTTGTGTCAACATAATCACCTGCCGCTGGAGAAGCATCTGCTGTTGTACATTGTATTTTATAACTTTTGGAAAAACCTTTACCTGATGGTACATCTGTGTCTTGGCTTAAAGTCCAAGTACCACAATTATTAACTTCAAACTTAAATCTATCTATTCCATATTTTGCAGTAGTAACACTTGATTGAGTACCACGTTGCATAATTTGAAAAGCACCATTTATATTTAATCGTCTATTACTTAGGTTATTAGTTATGTTGGCAGTACACGTTCCATCATTAGCTAATGTGATCGCATCACTTGATGCACTTAATCCTTGTAATGCCGCAACTTTTAATGTACTCATGCTGCTACCTCCATTAAAGTCATGTATGAAATACCCCTTTCCATACTGGCTATATCACTATCTGTTACTGATCTATTAATATACAAGGTCTTAGAAGATCCTTCATCAATAGCCGCTTTAAGCCTGTAAGTTATAGCTGTACCTGCACTTTGATTTGGTGAGTCTAATAGTCCAGGAAATACATTTTGAATCGGAGTACTACTTTGGTCGTTATCATACCAACCAACGTGCATTACTTGATTAATGCACCATCTGTTACCAGCTGTTGCTCCAACACCATTCGTAATATCAGACTCAGTACCACCTATAACTTTTACTATTTTAAAATTAACTACATAGTCTGCTGTATTTGCTTCTCCAAAAATTTGTGCATTAATTAAAATTTTAGAATTTGCACTAGAAGTAGTTATAGCTGTATCTAAAGAACTTACGGTGTACCATGTTGTTGCTGAACTCAAACTTAAAGAAGAAGTCGAAGTTACACCAGTATTAACAACTTGAATAATATTACCTGTTTTTGGATTGGTCGTAGTGAGCATTTCACCATCAGCATTACCTGGAACGGTTATAGTTCTATTAGATGCAGGGTTAGACGAAGGAGCAGATATTATTACTCCATTTCCACCGCTATGTAATAACTTAAGTGAACTCATAATTAGCTATAAGGGGAAGTACCAAGAATAGAGGTGTTCCATTGTGCTTTTAGTTGAGCTTCAGTCTTAGCAGAAGCTATTGCAGAATCAGCAGGTGCATCTCTTAGTGCTTGCTTTTTACTAACTATATCAGTAGTACTAGCACCTGTCTCTAATGCTTTTTGAAACTCAATATCAAGTTCTGCAAGTTTATCTTTTCTTGCATTTCTAATTTTTTCTTTATGTAGTTCTCTGGCTTTTGCCATATCTGTTTTAATAATACTCATGAACCAACTCCATCTGTTAAATCTGACTCTGAAGCTGTCCAAGCATTTCTAAAACTTCGATCAGTAGGAATATCAGAATCTTCTACTATTTTATATTTTTTCCCTGTAGGAACATCTTTTTTTGCAATTTCTTCAACAGTAAATACTTTTCCAGTTGCAGAATTAATTTCAGTTAATATAGGGTTAATAATTGCAATTCTGCCATTATCTTGTAAATAAATAATTTTTGACATAGTTACCTCACAAACATAACGTGACCAAAATCTATATCAAAATCACTTTCTCTTCTTGCTTGAAATCTACAAGCTGATGTAGTTTTTGTTGTTGGTGCGGAACTTGCACCGCCATTATCATGTTTTAAACCCCAACCATAAGTTGCACCTTGATCGTTTATAACTGGTAATGCACAAGCAACGCTATAATTTACGTCAGGAAAAGCAGTTGTAAAATTAACTGTATAGTCTCCAGTTCCATTGTCAGTTGTAGAAGATACATTGCCACTTGCTCGATTATTTACAGTTCCAGTTCCGTCTATAGTAGCCCATGCTCTAACCCCGTAAATAGTTGTTGTAGAGCCAAATCCAGAATCAATTTTTAAATCATTATCAACAGAAAGATCATTTGCAACTGTTAAGTCATTTGAAATTTTACTACCATCTACTGCATCATTCGCCAACATATCAGTATCAACTATTCCGTCAGGTAAACCTCCAACAGCTACACCGCTAATAACATTTGTAGATCCGTTTAATACTATCGCCATAATTTACCTCCTAGACAATAACATAGCGTGAACCTGATGGAATTGTCACTGTTACTCCATTTGCTATTGTTATATCACCTGCACTTAAACCTGACTTATTTGTAGTCATAGTGTAATTATTTGAAATTGTTAAAGAGTTTTCTGTAATACAACCATCAGCAACTTGTGACGAAACTCCTGTTAAATTAGATCCATCTCCAGCATAAGATGTAGCAGTTAATTGTCCTGTAGCAGAGTTAAATGTAAGGTTCGATCCAGATTTTAGTCCTAAATCTCCTGTAGCTGCGGTAGCAAACAAAGGAAAACAAGTCGTATCGGAACTTTCATCTGCAATAGTAGAAGTAGTTGCATTACCAATGGCAACCTGAGTTCCCATATTGACAATAAAGTATGTAGCACCACTAGGAGGAGCAGCATCAAAGATAATATCTGTACCGCTAACAACATATCCATCTGTCATATCTCCCTGTCCAGTTCCATCATTAGGCTGTTGCATTACACCATTGATAGATACTCTTAATATCTCTGCATTAGTAGGTGTTACTGCTGTACTTGTTCCTTTAGTAACTAGCTTAAATCTATAAGCAGAACCGTTAAATGTAGCTGATCCACCACCTGTTCCAGATGATGATGCAATATCTAATAAATCTGCTGTTCCTGAAGTGCCAGTAGAACCTCCGATCTCACCCCATGCACTTCCGTCATAACCCTCAAATTCTGATGTTGTACTATTAAATCTAAACATTCCAGCAGAAGGAGAGCCAGGTCTTTCTCCAGTAGTTCCAGAAGCTACATCTATAGCTCCAGTTCCTGTCATTGAAATATTGCCACTTGTGGTTAAAGAGGTAAGCGTTCCAACAGAAGTAAGACTTGAGGTAACAACTGTACTTTTTAATTCTGTTCCTGTTAAAGTTCCTGCGGCTGCCGTTACAGTAATATTTCCAGTTCCATCAAAAGAAGTTCCATTAATTGTCCTTGCAGTTTCTAAAGCCGTTGCTGTAGCGGCATTTCCTGTAGTGTCTTGATTAAGAGTACCTACGACAAAATCTAAAGTTCCATCTGAATCATCATAAGTAACTGTAATCCCTGTCTCAGTATTACCAGTAACCATTCCACCTACATAATCCTCTACCTGTTCTTGAGTAAGCGTTGCAGTTATATAACCAGCACCATTTGTAATCGCATTATTGTTTAAAGAAATATTAGCTGTTCCATCAAATGAAACTCCTGCAATAGTTCTGGCTGTTTCTAATGCAGTAGCAGTTGCCGCATTTCCAGTACAAGAACCAGATGATCCAGAGGCATTACCAGTTACGTTTCCAGTTAATGCACCTGCAAAGCTTGTAGAGGTGAGAAGTCCAGAAGAAGGATTGTAAGTTAAGCCTGTATCAGTTTCAGCACCTTGTGTTCCAGTTGCTCCATCAACAAATAAAGGATAAACCGTTTCATCTGTTGAGTTATTGGCACTAACAGTTACGTTTGTTGCTTCTGTTGCAGTAGCAGAGTTTCCTGTACAAGATCCTGATGATCCTGATGTATTTCCAGTAACATTACCTGTAAGATTTCCTGTGACATCACCAGTTAAATCCCCTACAAAACTTGTAGCAGTTAAAGCTCCAGATGATGAATTGAAAGTAAGATTTGTGCCTGTTTTGGGTGGTAAGTTACCTGTCTCAGCCGTCACAAATAAAACATTACAAGTAGTGTCAGATGACTCATCAGCAACAGTTACATTAGTAGCTATAGCAGAAGTACCCGTAAAATTAGTTGCAGATAAAACCTGTGTACCAGCTACCTTTAATACTTTTCCAGAAGCAAGATCAATATGTTCAGAACTTGTCCAAGCATCTGTTGAATCTACCCAATTCCAAGTTTTATCACCATCTGTTGAATCAATAGTTATACCAGCACCATCTACAGCGGCATCATTTCCATTCCCTTTTGCAATCTCAATATTCTTATCTTTAACAGTTAAATTTGTTGTATCTATAGTTGTTGTCGTTCCAGAAACAGTTAGATCACCTGGAATTGTTACTAAACCAGCAGAATTAATAGTTAAACGACCAGAACCTCCTGTACTAAAAGTTAATGTATCTGATCCTCCACTAATTCCTGTATTTGGATCTGAGCTAAAACTAAAAGCAGGTGCAGAAGCACTTCCATCAGGTGCTTTACTTAGTAAATCTGCATAGGTTATCTTTTTATTTTTATCAGCACCAGTTCCACTTTGGTCAATTATTGGAAGCGTATCTGTACTGGCTGGTGCAGTTAAAGCTGTAAATTCTGATATTTTGCGGTTGGTCATAATTAGAATTTAATTACATACATTAGAGCATAGTTTTTAACACGAACTTCAGTTCCACCATCATTAGAAATGGTAATGCCAGTTGTTTCAGATGAAGTTTTACCTACATTTGCTTCATCATTACTGGCGGATATATTATATGCTTCATTTAAATTACCAGCACCTGTACCAGATGCGGCAAAGTTAGTAGTATTTAAATTACTGCTATGTTGTCTTTCTCCTTGATTCCCTGACCTAAATGCATAGTGGAAATGACCTGAGTCTGTAATGCTATGGTTGTGAGATTTATTTTGGTCTGATTGACTAGAAGCAAATGATCTGCCGCTATCAACTCCAGCACTATTATCCCAACCCCTTACAAATTGACCTCTAAGATCAGGAAGATTAAAGGTAGAAGAACCATCTCCTGCTCCCCATGTCGTTGAAATTGTCGCAAATAAAGTAGCGTATGTTGACCTACTAACAGCAGCACCATTACATTCTAAAAAACCAGTAGGGACAGTAGTCGTAGCTAAATTAAATACAGAACCGACAGGAACACCACTAGCAAGTTCTCCCCAAGACCCTCCGTTATACCCTTCAAATGCAGTTGTAGTAGTATTAAATCTAATATCTCCAGTAGCTCCTGTTGGCCTTTGAGCAGTAGTTCCCGTTGGTATTTGTAAAGATCCAGTACCAGACATAACAATATCACCACCAGATGTAACCGTTCCAGAGAATGTAGGTGATGCCTTAGTTGCTAGTCCTAGATTACTAGCATCTGTTAAATCTCCTAAAGTTAACCAGCCATTGTTAGCAGAGTTTCTAATTTTTAATAGATTATTTGCAGTATCAGCCCAGATTTTATAGGCAACAGTAGTAGAAGGAGCAGAAGAACCACTATTTAATGATTGAACATCTCCTAAACAGGTATTTAAATCTGCTCTAAAAGTAGCTCCTACCGCATTTCCTATATCATAATCATGTGTATTGCTCATTTATGTAACCTCCTTACCAAAACCTGATGCCGCCCATACAAAGGATCTAGCAACTGCTGAACTTCCATTTTTAAATGTGACTTTAAAACCTGTCCTACTTATATTAGCAAGTTCAAAGAAATCTCCTGATTGTTGTGTTGTTGGAGTCACTACTACTTGAGGTGTATTTTTAAATGGATTTGTGAAAGATACAGTGTATTGTGACGATCCAGTAGTAACTGGAGTTGAAATACTTTCTGTTCTTCCTTGTAATTCTAGTGTAGCTCCTAACTGAGTAATCGCTATATTTTGGTTAGTGTCATTACTTGTTAATATTGCTTTAAATTGAAAAGCTCTACCTGTTATTAATACGTTACTAAATTCCTTATAGGCACTCCAAGTGGGAGAACCAGAAGGATCATCATCTGTGGATCGTACATAGACAGCAGCATTACAAGCTGTAGCTTCAGTTAAACCACCAACAGCATCAATATATCCCCAAGTATCAATTAAATCAGTTCTATCATCCCATAAACTATTTAATATAAAGTTACTTGCCTTTAAAGTTTTTCTTAGATTTACATCATATTTCTGCGTTAAATCTACAGAGTTAGCAAAGGAATATTCTCCAGATGTTTCTGTTGCATTACTTGTAACTACTAATTTTAGAGCATCTAAAGCCGAATCATAAACTGTATCTGATTTAGACCCTGTAAAGTTAGCAGTATGCTCATCAACCGTTGATACAACAAGCCTTTCGGTAGGAGCAGGAAGATTTGTTGTAACCCTAGTATTATTCCAATCTGAATCATTTGATCCTGGAGAGGGTGATTGTCTTCCACCATCATCCTCAAATTTGATTAAATAAGTTCCTTCAAGTAAAGGTACTATTTTTTGAGTCTGGTTTCCTGCCGCTGCAACTACAATTTCCTGTGCATCTTTCCATTGTGCGCCTGTAGTTAAAGAAGAATGTCTGAT